CCATTCTGCGTGTAACCAGCCCTAACGGTTGGTTGCAACAGTGACTCATATGTTGACCATAGAGCTTTTGTGGTAGCGATAATGTCTGGACTATCAGTACCAATATCAACTGCGTCATACGCTGTAGCCATCTTAGCAAGTGTCAATGCACCAGCAGATGCTAGGTAATAACCATTAAGAGTAGAGTATGAAGCTCTTGCTAGGGTTCCATAAGTTGCAAAGTTCGTTGAGTCGTCTGCAGCGTTATAGATTGAATCCCATGAGTTACCTACTCCTGTACCTGTCCACAAGTTTGAAGCCATGACTTGCATCAAAGACTGCGCTTGTGAATCAAACTCTGCCTCAAGAAGATCAACAACTTGTTCATCACCCTGGTTAAGAGTTCTCTCTATGTCAGCAATAACAATAGGCTTATAAGCCATTTTTGGTTGGAAAGTCATTTTTGTTCTTACGTTCTGACGGTCAGTATCAAGTTTATCCGCGATTCCAGTNTTTCCACCNTTTGTTGAATCTTGGTACTTAATAATGACTTCGTAAGCTACACCAGTTTTCCAAGGCTTTGCGTTTTGCAAAAGCTTCATAAGGACTGGTGATCCTTTAGACACAGTGTCAAAAACTTTTGGCACTATGAAGTTTCGTGTAACCGAAGTTACAGCTTCGCTAAATGTCATAATTTTAAGTTAAATTATTCCCCTATTTTTTTAGAGATGCCAGATAATCATTCGCTCCATCATATTGACTCATTTCATTTGGATCATAATCATTACTGTCAACTACTTCTCCACCAGGTCCAGTTGATATAGGATCAACTTCACGGTCCTTAATGTTCTTAACTGTACGCTGTTCTGTATCAACGGCAGTTTTTTTCATATCAGACATATTTGAGTATGCTTGTTTCAAGTTATTAAAACCATACTTATTCGCATGTTGGAACAAAGCATCTGCATCTAATTTAGAATCTGTCGCTTTAATCTCTGTAAGTTCTGCCTCAACAGCATTTTTGATGTCTGTTTCCTTTTGAATCTCTGCAGCAGCATTATCTCTTATTGTTTGCAAAGCTTTTGCTTCAGCAATATTAATAATCTCTGCATAATTTTGAGGTACATAGTCATCTTTTTGCCATTCAGGCACTTCTTCAGGGGCATTGTTAATGTTCTTTTCACGTTCAATGTCAGCTAATGCTTGTGATTTTCGCGTGAATTCAGGTAGGAAATTCTCTTTCCATTCCTTTTGAAGTACCTCCGCTGTTACTTGCCTCCCATCAGGAGTTTCATAAAGCATTGGTTCTTCTGGAGTCACCTCCGTAGGTGTTTCCCCCTCTACAGGTGTTGGAGTTTCCTCTGGGCTTGGTGTAGCTTCTGGCACTGCCTCTGGGGTAGCTTCAGGCGTTGCTTCACTGCCTCCTGTCATCTCCATACCACTGTCGTAATCTTTTGGGTCCATATTTTTGAGATTGCCGTTATCTTAACTTGACCTCTGTTTAAAACTTTTAAACATGGGTTGATAAAACACCGCTTGATCTAAGTTATATTAATAATATATCACAGTTTATTGACGTGTCCAGGTCATATCTTCTTTGCCATTGAATTTGCTATTGCTATCGCTTGCTTTTGACTTACTTTTTTCCCTCTAATTCCCTCGCCCATAATCTTACTTATCTTTGCTGAAATAAATTTTTGTTTTGCAGATGCCATATTATTTTTTCTTTCTCTCTACCTTAACTTCTGTCGTTTTGTTTTTCTCCTGTGATTTATTCCTACTTTCAATTTCCGCTTTTTTATCTGCCCTCTCTGCTTGTTTCTCTGCCAAAATTATTTCAGGATTAAGTTCTATACCAGCTTTCGCAGCAAGTTGTACCTGTCCATCTGGTGGTAAATCGTCATATGAAATTGACAACTTCGGTGGTTCTTCTTCTTGTTCCGGAATTATCTCTTGCATTTCCTCTGGTGGAATACCAACAGCAAACGGTTTATTCAAATCATAGATAACTCGGTTCTTTGCTTTCTGTGCTGGAGAATCATAACCTGCAGTTTCAAAATAATCAGTCGGTGACAATAATCCTTTTTCAATATCCGCCTGCGCTTGTTCATATTTAAATTGACGATCTTCAGGAAGTGTTTTACCTTGGATAATTCTAACTTCAGTTCCATCTTCAAAGTCATCTTGATACAAACTAATCAATTCAACAGCCGCAGCTTTACCAAGACTCTTTGCATAATGACGTTCTGTGTATCTAACTTTTGCAAGTTGGTAGAACCAATTAAATAATTCATAGTTAACGTAATCAATAACTTGTACAAGTTCATTAAGGCGCAAAAATGACTGGTCTATTAAAGCCAGTCGTCCTCCACGTGTTTCTTGTCCCTCTCTAATTCCTTTAAATGCAGATGATGCCGCCATGATGTCATCAATTTCTCTACGAGAATCTTCCATGTTAGCAACAACAAAAGCTGGAAGTGCTGGTCCAGTTTCACGTTGAACACCTTGCACAGCCCCTTTACCCCAAATAATTCCCTCTGTTTCAAATCGCATACGCTGTGCATCTGCTTTATCCATAACAGTACTATCTACTTTTATAATTCCATTAACCAGTTTTGCGTTCTGTGTAATATCTCTTTTAGTTTCATCAATATTTTCCTGAAGCGGTGCTGCTTGAGCAATCATGTCTGTTTGACCAATAGGAGAATCTTCATTATTTAAAATAGTTGTAAAGATATAAGGTTTTCTAGGATGATCAAAGTGATTAAATTTATATGCTTCAAGTTCCAAAGGAATCTCTGCATTTTCAAGAGCTACCAAATCACCAGATTCAACTAATTCAGCATATCTATCTCGCGCTCCCACTCTTTCACTTTGATCATTCCTTGCGTTAGTTAAAATATTTCTTCGCTCCTCACCCTCTGCTTCTTGAAGTTGATCCGCTTCATCTTGTGTAATTAAAATTCCATCCCAATCCCAATATGGATTTCGGATCTTTCCAAGAATAATATTATCCATTTTGAAAATTACATAATCCCAACACCACGCTTCAAAATATTTTACTTCTTTATTATCTACTAAAACATCATCATCAGAAGTATAACCATTCGCTTTTAAAATTTCTTCTTTCTTAGATGGAAATCTTTTTAGTACAGAAGAAATATTATCTGTAATTTCTTCAATCGCAAATTCTGAATTTTCTTCACACGTAGAAGTTTTTGAAAATCTAACTTTACGCGAATCAATTGGACGAACATCAAAATCATTTATCTTTGCGTTCCAAAAAGGTTTTAATACTAACAGTCGGCTGAAATATAAATTACGCAAACCTTTTCGCATATCCTCTTTCACATTTCTCTCTGTATATTTTATCTGGAAAAATTTTTCTTGGAGAGTTGATAAAGTTTTTGATTCAGGTGTATCTCTACCACTTAGAATAATCAATTTAGGGAGGTTAGAGATAAGACTGTTAATTACAGCCTCCATATTAACAAAAACACGGTTCGCGCGAACTCTGCTTTTCTTAGCAGGAATAAGAGATAAATACTCCGGCTCATTTTTATAAATATTTGTATTGACTTTGTAAGTTTTGTCAATAACATTCCAAATAGTTTCAGATGATTTCCAGCGGTTATCAACTAAGTTGCATAATTGTTTGTCATTTAATTGGGAGATATTTTTCATACCATAAATTATAACACATAAAAAAAATACTTATGCAAGTATTTTTTCTAAAACTGTTAATAACTTTTAATTTTGTTCTTGCCAGTCATTATTTTGTGCAAGTATTTCTCCGAGATCACCCATAACATTATCATTACCAATTAAAATTTTAGAGTCAGTACCACGCAAAGCTTCCGGCATATACTTACCAACACCAAAATCTCCAAGTGTTGCTAAATAATAATACAAAGTAGCAAAAACATAATGATCTTCACCAGTGGTAGAGTCCCACTGATAACTCTCAATACCTTTATTATCTACAATCTTCACNCGTCTAAGCGTTTCCCAATGTTTTAGGTAGTTTTTTATCTCCGAGTCAGAAGATAAACCAAATAATATCTTTGCATTAAGAATTTCGTCAATTAATTGGTCCAAAATACGGTTACGGTTGCTATAAACAACACCCTCACGATCATTCTCTCCCCACCAGACTATAGTTTTAGGGTTATTTTTGTTTTCTTGGAAGAAACTCATAAGCGCATTACGGTAATTCTCTACGTAATACTTACTCATTGTGTTGTCCGGCATAGCATCAATAACTAATTTAGGCTTATACTGCTTCATTATCTCATCCAAATCAGTCCATTTAGAAAATCTCCCTATTTTTGTTGGTCCCTTTTCACTACCAAGGACATAGTGTTTAATATTCCCAACATCCACTCCTAAAAACCATTTACCAGTTTCTAAATTCTTAGGTGTCCAATTATCAAGGATTGTAGATCTACCTACTCTAATATCGCCAGGACTATAAGGTTCTCCCAAAACGAAGTTATAAAAATATTCTTGATCTCCCTCGGAATCCTTAATTATTTCCTCTGCTGTAACCCACGGAGCCATCATCAAAGAGATATGATAACCAGAAACTTCTTTCCCTGGATTTTGCGCTACCCATCTACCCATACGCCTATCTGCCTT